ATTGGAAAGAGAAGTTGAAGAACATATGGCAATTGCTTTTGGTAATGCAAAAAAATCTGCAATCAAACATACTAAAAATAATTTACTGAATTCTGTTAATAAAGATAATGAGAATTTCTTCAGATTGGTTGATGAACAAAAAACAATACAAGGTAAAACACAGGCCATTCAATCACGGTATTCTGCAATTGGTAGGCAATTAGAAGGGACTCTAAGTCCTTTAGAAATAACAAAGGCTCAAGACAAATGGCTTGCAGATTCCATTAAACAAACTGTTACAAAACTTTCAGGACCAGATTCAACTGCAGCAGATCATTCTAAATATGATTTATTGTTAGAAGATGGAATAGCTGGTAAAGGAGTATTTAAGAATTCCAATCCTTTATTTTGGCTGAATTTAGATCGTGATGCTGGTAATCGAATCAATGGAATGAAAAGGACAAAGCAGATAGCCTTACAAAATGCTGCAGTAGATTATGATCCAAGAAAATATATACAAAGTTTTTTAGGTGAAAATAGTCTAGAAATTAAAGTTGAAGATGGGAAAGTTAAAGTAAATTATAAACCAAGATTAAAAAATGGGGCTATAGATCCTGAATGGGCTTCTCATTTTGCAGGACCAAAAGGATTACATCCTAGACTTACAGATGAAGATTTTAGAAGGCTTCTCAAAAGATCAACTGATGCAATTCAAAAAGAAGAAAACGATAAATTAGGCAAGATTGACTTTAAAGGTGAAGAACGACGTGAATTTTTTGGAGAGGTTGATGAGTATTTCAAATACTATAATGAAGCTTGGCAAGATAAAACTAATGATGGATTTATAAGGACCACAAAACCCACACCAGTTCCACCTTGGGAACTTCCTAAATATGCAGATATCAATACTCCTGAATATAAAGCCGTTGTAGTTCAATTAAAAATGATGCAAGGAGTTTTAGAAGATGGAGATGCTTTATTGGGTATGGCAAAAAACGAAACTCTGGATACAACAAAATTAAAAAAGAAAGTAGATGCGATTTATGAGTTTGTGCATAACAAAGGATTTTCTGTTTACAGTGAAGGTATTCGTGATGCTGCCATTAATTATGAAAAAGGATTAAGAGCAAAAATAATGGGGCATATAAAACAAATTGGTAATGCAACAACAGATGGTCCTAACAGAGCAGAAAAAATTGCAGAGCTTAATAATCTAGATATGAATAATCCAGAAGATGCATTCATAATTAACGAAATAATGAAAGCTCAAAAGAAAAAAAAGGGACTAAATGACTGAAATAGTAGGTGCTGATAGTCCTTTTACGAGAAATCAACGAAAAGGTATTGCAGCAAAAAATCCATATGAAAGAAATGATTTTTTAATGAGAATGACTAATGGAGATAATGCTGAAAGAACAACACTTACTCAGAATCTAATGAAAGATGGTACATACAGATCAGGTGATGTTTTATGGCAATATCCTCAAAATGACAACGCATCTGTTCCTGTAATCCGATATACACGAGATAATGAAACAGGATTGCAAGAACCTTATAATGTAAATATAACTGCAAGCACTCCAGGTTTCGATCCAGAACTTCTTAAAACAATGGGAGATACTTGGAAAGCAACTGAGGCTACTGTTGCTAAAAATGTCTTTGGTGATAACTCAGAAGAAAAAAAATCAGTATATAAAGCAATACAATCAGAATGGATGTATGTCAGTACTTTATATGATGATGAAAATCATAAAGGAGGAGTACGAGAAGAATTTTTTAAAATAGGAATGAAGCTTTATGAGAATCATAGAAAAGGCAGATTAGATGATCCTACTTACAAAGCATTTACATTTCAAGGATCAGATGTAACTGATGCAATCATAAGATCTCAATATTATTACGGATCACCTCCTGGCAACGAATATGTAAAAATCATAATACCTAAAAAAGATTTATCTCCTTTTGGACAATATGATAATGATATTATCTTTGATGCATTAAGGTATTTGAGGCATTCCGATTTAAGTCCTTATATTAATTCTAAAATTCTAGGGACAATGATTGGTGATGAAGGTGCAAATACAATGGTATATTTTAATACTGATGCACAAAATCGGGGTATTGCAATCTTCACAACTGAAACTAACATTCAAGGTGTAGAAAGTAAGCAACATGGTGTTATCCCATTTGATGTATTTGGGAAATATGTTGTTTACAGACATAGACTTTCAATGCTTGAAGAATTAAGTAGTTGGTTCGGAAGCAACTTAAACTACGAAGGTCTTTTAAATGAAGTTTCAAACTTTGAAAAAGCATTAGGACCAAAATCAACACACAAACCTGTACTTCAAAGAAGTCTTGCTGAAATAAGATATACAGATCAAGGAACTATAAGTCCAGGTAGCCTTTTACATGGTGCATGGCTTTTACGATCAGTAGATCCTGTAGCAAGAGGTCTTTATAAACTTAGAGAGATGAATCCTGCTTTAGAATTCAACCAATCTGTAAACTGGCTACGGAATATATTTTACAGTGAAACAGAAATTGGAATGAATGACAGGGATCTGATTATAGAAGTAATGAATAATATTACACCAAAGTCATCTCAAGAAGAAATAATGAATGTTATTTTTACAATGAAAATGAAAGAAGTTTCTGTAATAAGAGATCATTGGGATGAAATAGGATTAATTGCAGGAGAAATGGGAACCGCAATAAAAGAACAATTTCTGGAGGCTTATAACAATTTTGAAGCAGAACGTGCTAGATATCATAGAAATAAAAATAAATGAATATCCAGCCTATACCTGATTACAACCAGGAACGAGTATTTGAAAGCAACATAAGCAGTTATAAGCCTTCTATACCAACTTTATTTAAAGAATCAATAAAGTTTGGTTTTAGAACCATGTGGTGGCAGGAAGCATTAGATGAAGTTGCTTATGATTCTGCTAGTCAAGGTAACATCATTCCAGAAGACATTTATAAAGAAAGTGTGTTTTACAGACCAGGAATAAGTTGGTTTGAAGGAATGACTGAAGAACAAGCCCAAATATTAGCAGAAAACCATGATCGTAATAACTACTACGGACAATTAACCAGAAACGTATCTGGATTTTCAACTACTGGTGCAGTTGGAATGTTTGGTGGTTTGATCGTAGGTGGTTTTGCAGATCCTTTAAATTTTATTCCTTATTTTGGTATAGCAAAACAAGTTTCTAGAGTTAAAGGACTATTTTCTAAAGTCAATAAGGCAAGGCAAGCTGCAAAAACAGCAACAACTAGAGGTGTTTTAGGAGATTCATTAGTTACATTTGCAGATCCTATCATTGGTGCTGGTCTTGCGAATCTTGCAATTAAAGATAAACGCTCCAAGTTTCAGGAACAGCATGATTTAAAGATGGTCTTAATGGATATGGCAGTTGCAGGAGGTATTGGTGGAACAATGGTCTTTGGAAAAGCAGTTGCCAGAAAGATGAGAAATGTATCTCACAAGACTCATATGAATCGTGTTCAACAAGCACTAGATCAGCTTGAAGAAGGTAAGACCCTTAACCTGAAGCCTCATCCTACAAAAGGATTGAATTACGAAGCTTTTGAGGTTCCTGAGAGCATAAATACAACAACAAGAGCAACAGTTCAGTCTGCAGTCAAAGCAAATGATGAAGTTCTTCTACATGTCATTGATTTAGGCATTACAGGAGAAGATGCAATATCTGCTACTGATTCTATAAAACAGATTCTAGATAAAGCAGAAGCAGAAGGATATGACGGAATTGCTTTAGACCAATCTATTCTTTTAAATAATGAAGACATATTGATGGAAACAGGATTATCTCATCTAGATATAGAAGTTAAAACCTTAGATGGAGAAGGAGGAGTTGAAGTAGTTGTTGTTAAAAGTCCACTAGATCAAGAAGTCAAATGGGATCATGTCGATGGAAATAAACAATATGAATATAACTTTGATGCTGAAGCAGAGTCCACAACACTTAAAGATGCAGTTAAGGAAAGTATTAACCGCTTTACGCAACTTCCTTCAAAAATTGTATCAAGACTCAAAAACATTGAGCTTAAGGCTAATCAAGTCAATGAGAAGCTAACAACAATGAAGAATGCTGTAAAATCTGCAGCCCAATGTGTGATTACTAATGGCTAAGATCAATACTTGTCAATCTATGCTGATGAATGATTTCGGCATGGATGAAAAATCTGCACAGAAGATGTTGGATGATTTGAAGAAAGGCAAATCTCCAGAAAAGATTCTAGATCGTGCAGAACGCTATGCTGCAACTAAGGATTTTGAATTACAACAAGGTGAAGCAAGAGCAGAACTAGGAATGCATGCTTTTGAGAAAGCATATAATTTCATAATGATGCCTGTAAATGGTGTAAGTCCTGACATTGATACTATCTTTACTCGTTTTAGAGCATTACTTACAGGATCAACCAAAGAAGGAGAAGGATTCTTAAATAGTATAGGAGCAGCACAAGATACAAGAACTCAGTTGATGCATGGAAGGATTCAAACAGAATTCTTAAACAATACAGGTCTTACAAGAACTCAAATGCATCGTTTGTTACGTAATAAGCGTTTTCAGGAAGATCTAGTCAAAGAACGATTTCCTCTTCAAAAGAAAAGCGTAACTGGAAATAAAGAAGCTCATGAACTGGCTAAGATTATAGAAAAAGAGAATCTAAGAGTTGTTCAAGAAGCAAATGCTGCAGGAGCAGCAATCCTTTATGATTCAACACATGTAACAACTCAATTCCATGATATTCCTCAAATGAAGTTAATGAAGGAGGATGATTGGATTGATTTCACAATGAGTCTTTTAGATAAAGATAAGACTTTTGGAGGGTTTGAACCTGATAGAGAAATTTTAAGAAAGATCTATCAAAGAATCACTGGAGAATCTACTGGAGATGCTACTGAAACAATGGCAGATGCATTATCTGCATCACGTTATCTCCATTTTGAAGATGCAAATGCTTGGTTAACTTACAATAAACGCTTTGGGCATCAAGATCCTGTTCTTGCAATGATTGAAGGATTGGAACTCCAAAGCGACAGAACTGTTCTTATTCAACGATTAGGACCAGATCCAGAAGCTACGTATAAAGAATTAAAACAAGCACTTTCAGAAGTTCCTCAAGTTAAACAACTTATTGAAGGAGAAGGATTAGATAAACGATTTGATCTTCTTTCAGGAAAATCTTTAATACCTGGAAGTGTAACCCTTACTAAAATCACTTCAGGAGTAGTCAGTTGGCATTTGATTACTGATATGGGAAAGGCATTCCTTTCTTCATTCAGTGATCCTTTAATACAAGCCATGACCATGAACTATTATGGTAAGTCTTTTTTCTCTTCCTACCATGATACGTTCAAGAATCTGAAAAGATCTTTTAATAGAAACTTAGGCATGGAAGAACAAGACATGTTTAAGTTTCTTGGTATTGGTATCGATGGAATCCTTAATTCTTCATCTTCCAGATACATTAATTCAGATCCTGTAACAGGAACTTTGTCTCGTATGGCAGACAAAATGTTCATGTATAACGGACTCAATTACTGGACTAATGCAAATAGAGAAGGATTTGCACGAATGTCATCTGCATTTATGGGAGATCAAGCACGTTTTAAGTGGGATGGATTAACTTCACAGTATCAAAGGATACTTCAGCAATATGGTATAACAGAAAGTGATTGGAACTTAGTACACAAGATTGGTGCATATGACATAGCTGAAGATATAGATATTAAGAATAGATCTATTGACATATATGCAAATGAAAGATACGTTACACCTGACCATATAAGAAAATTCTCTAAATCAAAACAAGCTAAAGAATTAGCTAATAAATTAGAGATTTTTTTTGTCAATGAATCAAAGATAGCAGTTCCTCAACCAGGGAAGAACGAAAAAGCTATCATGTCTTTTGGGTTCCAAAGAGGAACCGTACCTGGATCGTTAGCAGAACTCTTTTGGTTATTTAGAGGTTTCTCGCTAACAATGGCTGTTCAGCAATATCCAAGGATGATGCAGAATGGCATGGGTAATTCAGCAATGCATTTAGCACCAGCAATTATGCTTGGTTATGCATCGCTCACCGCAAAGGATCTTTTCAAGGGGAAAGAACCAAGAGATCCTTTCGATTCTTCTACTGCAGCAGCTTCCTTAATTCAATCTGGTGTACCAGGAATTGTTGGAGATTTTGTCTACAACAGTTATTCACAATACGGGTTCAACTGGTCTGACTTTATTGTTGGACCTGTAGCATCTGATTTTAGAGATGCAGGAAGAATATTCTCAGGGATTGTCAATGGAGAAAAAGATGCAGCAAAAGCATGGAGTGCAGTTAAAAACAACATTCCTTATGCAAATCTCTTCTATCTTGAACCAGTAGTGAATTATGGGCTTATTTACCACATCCAAGAATATCTTAATCCAGGTTATCTAGGAAGAACGGAAAACATGCTTCGACATTTTGAGAATCAAGATTATATAGAAGCATTCCGTCCTAGTGCTGTAGTAGGAGGTTATTAATGACAGTATCTGCAACAACTACAAGATCTTCTTTTTCAGGAAACGCCACTCAAGGGCCACATACAATAAGCTTTATTGTACTTGATGCAACCCATATTGAAGTCTATTGGGAAAAAGGAGCTTCAGGTCCAGGTACTCCTATTACTGGTGGAGGTTTTACTGCAGGAGCATCTGGATATCTTAAAAAAGATACTCATTATACTGTTCAGAATGCAGGAACTTCTTCTAATGCAACAATAACTTATATTGAAGCAGGATTCACTGTAGCTTCTACAGTAACTTATCCAACATCAGTTGATACAATTGTCATTACCAGAAGTGTTCCTTTAACTCAGGTTTCTGATTATACGAATAACTCAACCATTGATGCAGAAACCATTGAGAACAGTTTTGATAAGTTAACTCAAATTTCTCAACAGTTGGATGACAATGCTGGTCATTCATTAAAGCTTTCATCTGCTTTAGAAGGAACCACAGGTTTTAATACAACACCTAGTGAAGCCTCTACTATAAGTCAAAATAAAGCAGATAGATTAAACAATGTAGTATCTTTTGATTCTAATGGTGACATCATTGCCACTCAGGAAATAGGATCTTGGCAAGGGAATTGGGTTACAGGAACAACATATGTTGAAAGAGATTTAGTTAAAGATGCTGAAACAGGTGCTGTTTATATATGTCTTGTAGGACATGATGCAGGAACCTTTGCAACTGATCTTTCTGCGAGTAAATGGGAATCAATAATTGATGCAGGTGGTTTCAATGTTAAACTTACTGCAAACTTTACTATTGCTGCCGATGAAACCTACATCTGTCCGTACAAGATAGATCTTAACGGATATACGCTTACTAATAATGGAACTCTCATTTGTGCAGAAATCATCACTGGAGATGGGGAATTTGCAGGTACTAGTGCTACCGAATCTGGACCAGTTGATATTTCATCTGCTTCCTTAGTCACGCTTAGTAGTACTCAGATTTTAACGAATAAAACTCTCACATCGCCAGATATAAATACTCCTGATATTGATGGAGGAAGCATTGATGCATGTACCATTGGAACTAATAGCGTTGTTACTGATTTAAGAGTTGATAACTTAAAATTGGATGCAAATACAATTTCTTCAACGAATACAAATGGTCCCATCGATTACGACACTAATGGAACAGGAAATCATGTCTTTAAAGTCGGAGCAACCACAGCATTAACAATTAGTCTTTCAGGTGGAAACACCACAATCACAGGACCATAAAGGAAACCTATGGGAAATTTAACATTCAAACCAGCAGATGAAGGGCATCTTATCCTTCAAAATGATGCTAGTACAACTGCTATCGAAATCAAAGATGACGAAGCTAATGTTTATATGGAAAACGGAGATATAATCACGGGTACTACAGGGAAAGTTAAACAAAAAGGAGCATTCATGCAAAGCTCAACTCATCAATCTTTATTACTAGGATACTAACATGGCTATACCAAGCGGAGGTGGATCAGAGGTTTTAAAAAGTGCTGATATAGCAGCTTTGTCTAATTCAGTTCAGACTTTAATAACTGGAGAAGCAAATCACATTTATAGTGTTGTCTCAATCATTTTTTGTGAGCAAGGAGATCAATCGGATGAACGTATTCGACTTTACTTAACAGATACGGATGGTACCTCAAATCCAATCTATCTCCTGATGGATCAAGCGATTGGGGCACAAGAAACATTCGTCTGGAATGACAGGTTTTCTTGGCAAGGAACTCAAAAATTGAGAGCAATAACTTTAGCATCTGCAAATATCGATGTCCATGTAACGTGGATCGAACAAGATTGGAGCTAATATGAGTGGAATAGTTAATTCTGAAGGCAGTCGTTCTGGTGTCATCGGCATAACAGAAGAAGCAGATTCTTGGCATCTTACTGCCGATAATTCTAGTGATGGAGATATAACGTCAAATTGGGCAAGAAGGGATTGGTACGGGCAAATTGGTACGGGTTTAAGTGAGAGTTCAGGGATATTTTCTTTTCCATCAACGGGAGTCTGGCTAATTCACATGCAAGGCATGTTTACTGTCAGAAGTGGCACAGATTATTATGATTTGAATTTATTATTTACTTCAAATGATTCTTCTTATATTGCGTTAGCTACTGCTGGTGGAGGAAATGCGACTACAGATATTAGTCCTAACAATAATATTTCTATCGTTTCCATGCTCGATGTGACAGACATTACTAATGTGAAATTTAAATGGAATTTAAGTTCAATGGCTAATTCTACACTCCTTGGTGACACTACCTTTTACTATACTCGTTTCATAGCAACAAGATTAGGAGCTACATAATGGTTTTTAAACTAAAAGATTACTTAAATACTCTTAATAGAGAGTGTCACCAATGGTATGGTTGGTCAGTCCTAGAGGGGGATAATGAAAGGTATGAGAATATACTTGTCAACGATGCGAAAGCTATAAAACCAACAGCACAAGAATGTATTGATGGTGTAGCTAAATTGCAGAGTGATTGGGATGCCAAACAATACCAACGTGATCGTCAGTACCCTCCTATCGGTGATCAGCTAGACGAGATATATCACAAAGGAATCGATGAGTGGAAGAAGACCATCAAGGCTGTAAAGGATGCTCATCCGAAGCCATGACAGGACTTTTCTTATTCTTCCTGATTTACATCATTCTGATTTTAGCTGGAGTTTCAGGGATCTGGTATTTGATGAATAATTATGAAGCGATAATTTTTAGGAGGGATAGTGCAAAATGAATCCAGCCGATTATGCATATACTACAGGTCAAACTCATCCTGATCTCATGGAAGTAAATACCGTATTAGATCTACTTAACCAAGTAGGTATTCCAGTAGCTATCTCTGTTATCTTGATGTGGTTTATCAAGTATCAATTTGATGAAAGTAGAAAAGAGAGAGAAGAAGCTAGAGAAGATAGATCTGAGAATGA